CCCTTATATCCCCCCACCAACCCTCTCTCAGGGGGTGCGGGCGAGAGGCTTGAGCCCGAGAGGCCGAAGGTCGAACGCCTCCAGCCACGAGAGCCGAAAAAGCGCCAAACCGGACTTCCCGAAAACTTCACCCTGACCCCTGAACGCCTCGCATTCGCCACGAAAGAGGGCCTGAGCCATGAAGCCGCTGTCCGAGAGCTTGACAAGTTTTGCGACCACCACGGAGCTCGTGGAAACACGTTCCTCGATTGGAACCGTGCTTGGCAAAATTGGGTGCGGAAAGCCGCTGACGGCTTCGGCCGCTCTGGCGGCTCTTCATCCGGCGGAAACCGATCAGAGGGTGGAAATCTCCTTAGAGCGTATCAGCGGGCAGCGTCCCGTTTTTCGTAGCCGCAACTTCATCCCGAACGATGGCCCAACCTATTCCGTGATCGAGGCCGTTCGCTGGGATTGCCCGCAGGACAAACTGCCGGAAGTCGTCGCCGTGCTTGAGGGCGCCTTCCGTGGCGCTCCGGAAGATCAGATCGCGTCGGCCCTGTTCAAGCTCCGCATCATGACCCGGGCCCGTGAGCAGCGCAGTGAGGAGATGCAGGAAGCCGAGGCCATGATCTGGATCGAGCAGCTCCGCGGCTATCCCGGTGATATCGTTCTTGACGTGCTGAAGACCTGGACAAAGCGCCCTAACGGCCAGTGGTGGCCGACATGGCACGAGGTTGAGGACGAGCTGAAGAAGCGTGCCGACCGCAGACAATCCCTGCTCAACTTCGTCCGCCGTCTGGTCGAGCGCCCGTCCGATACGAAGGCGATCACTGACCAGCCGCCGACCAAGGAAGAACGCGACCGGGCGGTTGAATACTACGAGCAACACATCCGACCGGCACTGGCCGCCAGGGACGCTCCGACCAAGCCGCAAGAGGATCCGCAGGCCGCTCTTGAGCGCATCAAGTCCGAGGGCTGGGGCGATCTTCAAGTCTCGGATGCCATTCGCGCCACGCTCCCGAACATGAAGAAGGGTGAGGCAGCATGACATATACCGACCCCGCATCAACTGACTTTGAGGCACTCCCGCCGCAGGAGCAGGCCTGCATATATCGCCATCAGCTCCGCTGGACCATTGAGAGCATTGCTGACGAGTTCGATGTCAGCACGTCTACCGTCAAGCGTTGGCTCTCCCCGTCATTGGCAGAGCGCCATCGTAAGCAGGAGCGCCTTCGCATGCGCCGGATGAGGGCCGCAGCATGAACTACCGTGCTCCTCATGAAATCGCAGCTGAGATCCGCGCGGCCAAGTGGGCAGGGAGGTCCCTAACCGATCTGGAAGCCGAGTTCGACATCAGCCGTAGCACCGCCGTTCGTTATACGAGAGGTGTCACTTCCAGGGCGAGGGCTGGCCGGGCGGCTCAATACGACCACAGCAAGGTATTGAAGCTGCTCCAGCAGGGCCTCTCGCAAACCATCATCAGCGATCGCCTCGGCATCTCCCGCGCTCAGGTCTACCGCATCTGCAAGCGCACCTATGGCGTCGGACCTTCAGAACTCCCCGCCCTTCTCGCCCGCATGACATGGAAGGCAGCAGCATGACGAACCTCCCCCGCTTCGCCCTGTCTGCCGATATCGGAAGCACTAACTTCTTCCGCTCACCCATCCTCAACCACGAGCCTCCGGAGACCTTCGAAGGCTTCACCTGGTTCGTTGTCGTCTGCAATCCCAAGTGCGAGAGGAGGGCGCAACTCGGCCTCCGTCGTGCCGGCTATCAGACGTATCTCCCTGTCGAACGCAAATACGTCGTGCGGTCTCGCAAGAAGGTCGAGACAGAGAACCCGCTTCTGCCTCGATATCTCTTCGTCGGGCTCAAAGGCTATGGGCAGAAGGAGGGGCAAGATTTTTACAAGCTCCGCGGCGTCGATGGGGTCGAGAGCGTCGTGAGGAACGAAGGCGTCCCCGTGATCGTCCAGCAGGCCAAGGCAAGGGACGGGCAGGCCGTCTTTCCTCAGCCGCTCTCCAGGCTTCGGAACCGCGAGATTGCCGGCGACTTCGACGACATCAAGCGGGAAGAGGAGGAGAAGGCTCGGCGGAAGGCTCTACGGGCCAAGTGCCGGCCTGGTGCTCATGTCACTCTCACCAACGGGGCAATGACCGGTCTCCATGCGATTGTGCAGAAGGTACAGGCAGGCGGGCGGATTGAGGTGCTGATCAACTTCCTCGGTGGCGTGACGAAGGCGAAGATGAGGCTTGATGAGGTGGATCTTTTGGAGGCTGCGGAATGAACCAGAGTGCGCGTGAGGAAGAGGCTTTTGCGTTGTCAGGCTATTCTGCTCGGTCACTGCGTTTCCACTAGGCGGCTCTTAGGACTGTGTGCATGCGGGTCGGTGCGGCGAAAGACAATCGGCGCATGAATGACCGCGCTTGCCTTCCCGTTGCCACATGCTCACTATGATTCAAATTGCTCAAGAGAGGAAGGCAATGCGGATATCACTCTACGACCTCAGCGTGCCGACCTTCCTGCAAACCGTGAGCGCCGTCGGAGGCTTCCTTGACCGCGCGACCAGACATTACGCCGAGACCGGGGCCGACCTGGAACAGGTTGTGAAGGCCCGCCTCTTCCCCGACATGGCACCTTTTCATTTCCAGATCGAAGCCCTGACGCATCATTCCGTGTGGGGGGTCGAGGCTCTCAAGACCGGCGTGTTCGCCCCACCGCCTCTAGTCGGTGCGATGCCTTTCGCCAACCTACGGGCCATGGTCGGCCAGGCAGTAACGGCGTTGGAGGCGTTCACCCCCGATGAGGTCAATAGCTCGTCCGGCAAGGAACTGGACATTGACCTCTTTCGACCGCTTGACGAGGATAACGCCTCCACTTCGATCTGGGCCCCGCGGACATTGGCCTTCACGTCAGAGACCTTCCTCCTCTCGTTCTCGCTACCCAACTTCCATTTCCACGCCGTCACCGCATACAACATCCTGCGCTCGCGAGGCGTGCCGCTCGGTAAACGTGATTACGAGGGTCGGCTGCGCACCCGTTAATTCTGAGCGGAAATTTGGTCTCCAGAAAAGGACCATTGCCATTCAAACGCCGCGACCATCCGCCCTTCATGAGTTCATGGCCTAGTGGATAACCGAAGTCGCGTCTTGCAACTCAATCGCTACTCCGCTAGTTATATATTCACAGAGCAAGGCCGTGTGTGACAAATCTGCCACCGCGTGTCTTGCGTTAGCATTTCCCGACCCGCTGTCGAGCCACTGCTCCGGCGGGCTTTTTCATGCCCTGATGCCCAGCACCAATCGCAAATCCTACATCAGAGATGACGGCTGTCTCATGGTAGAGATAAGCCCCAACCTCTTCGTTGAAGAGAGCATCGCTGAGAGGCTGGGACTGTTGAGGTAGAGGCTCTTTATGTAGGTCGATTTGCCTTAGCCTGTTGGTAGATGGAGTTGATCTCATCAAGGCTCTGAATTGCAGGTTCAGCATCACGCAGGATAACTGCGCTTACCTTGCGGAGCTTATGATCGTCCCAATCTTCCATAACGACCCGCACCGCTTCTCTGAGAGACAGTCTCCTCGCTACTGGAACCAGCGTATCGACGTCGTCGTCCGTGGTAGCGCTCATCTTGGATAGAAGGTCTACAAGCGCATCAAGATCGTAAGCTTTAGTCATATTGCCCTCCTGTCGTGGCTAGGCTGATCTCCCATGCAGCGGGAGTAGTGCGGACCTAGTCAGATTGTCGCAACTGAATGCCCCGTCCTCCCGAACTCAAAGCAAGGCAGAGAGAGCACGACGCCAAGCGCAGGGAACTGTTACTGGCCTAGTCTGCACCTGATCGAGAATAGAGAAGGGCGCTTCCCGCCTCACATATCTTCCGGATCCCACAGGGCTCCACAAGGTCAGTGAGCCGGATATCCGCCTTGGCTCTGACGAGCTTGCTCAACTCTGCTCGCCAAGCGTCTAGATCAAAGACGAAAATGGTCGCGATTGTATAGTGCTTGTCTTCGGAGATAGTGACAGCAAGGTCAATATCGCTGTCTGGCCGGGATGTGCCCTTGAAGCGGCTACCGAACAGCCGAACCTGGAGAACCCGAGGGTTCACTGCCGCCCATTGCCGGATGGCTTCGATTTGCTCTTGAGTGATGTCCATAGTTCCTAAGATAGCACGGCTCAAATCCAGTTGCCCAAGCCGATCAACTTCTTCGCCCGTCCTCGTGAGAACAGAGGCAGCGCCCGAGAGCGTGGATATACGACACGCTGGGACAAGGCTCGCAAGACCTACCTGATGAGCCATCCCCTGTGTGTGATGTGTAAGAGGGAAGGTAGAGTAACCCCGGCGACGGTGGTCGATCACATCGTTCCCCATAAGGGCGATCAGCAACTGTTCTGGGACACCGACAACTGGCAGCCCTTATGCAAGCCCCATCACGACAGGGACAAGCAGCGAGAGGAGCGAGGGCGCTTCCAAGCCGTTGGTGAGGATGGGTGGCCGGTCTAAGCTAGGCAAACGTGATGTATTCGCCAATCACAGATATCAATGCATCCGCTGTTGCAGGAGTGTAGCCTGGAGACTGGCAAAGCAGACCAGCGTCAAAAGGTGAATTGGAGCGGTATTTCGATATCTCGACCATGGAAAATGCTACAACAGGATCGACTATTACCGCCCTTGAAGTTGGAACTTTGTTGAAGTCGAGCCTGCCGTTCATTAGATCGTTCATAACGTCTAGCGGAAGAGCCTTGAGCTCGAAAAAGCCAGTTGTTGGGTCACAGTCCTTGAAAAGGAGGACGGGCAAATCATTCCCTTCTCCATCAGGGTAGACATACTCCAGTCTTGATACCCAACCCGCCGCTACCGCATAGCTAAGGAAGCTACCAAGGTTCAGCGCCTCATTCCCACGAGTCGGATTGCCACGTTGGCTCATTGGGAGATGAAGGTGCTGGGAGTGCATGTGATACCAGCTGGCATCTCCGAGGCCTAGATCCGCGTGAGCATCTACATGCGTGATCTCAAGCTTTTGACCAGTCTTCGCGATTAAATCGGCCCACCAATCAAATGCCTCATCGTGATGCGTGATAAAACGACCGGGTATTGGCGCTGATCGAGACAGACCGCATTGAAATTCAAGAAATTCTCGGACCTGCGCTTCGGACCAAATTTTATACTCGCTAGGATCTAGGCGCTCATCGCCAGATGACCAATGTGCCACTCCATCAAGGAATGCATCAAGATCGATGTCTAAGAAGCGCATGGAGATCTCCCTTATCGCTGGCGGTCTAGATACCTGAAGTGGGGGAGGTTAAAAGTCTAGAGCCTTTCAGCCCCGGACCGGCGTCCCAAGTTTTCTTTCAAATGCCGCAGGTTTTCAGAAAAAGTTCCAATGGGTAAGCGAGGGCCGAAGCCGAAGCTGGCGAGCATCAAGAAAATCGAGGGCAATCCTTCAAAGAGGCCCATTGTGGACCTCGGCGTTGAGGCACTTGGTGAGGTCTTCGCTCCTGACCATCTGCACGACGACGCGACTGCCTGCATTGAGATGATCCGGCGCTCCATGCCGCCGAAGACCTACGCAACGGTAGACACTTTCGCTCTCTCTGCGTTCGCCACGGCCTGGGCCTGGCACAAGAGAGCAACCCACGAGATGAATGACCCCGACTTCGCCCCCGTCGTGGATGGCAGCAAGGGGCAGAAACAACCGAACCCATGGTTTCGCATATTGAAGGCCATGTCGGAGGAGATGAGGTCGTGGGGCGACCGCCTCGGGCTGGATCCAAAGGCAAGGGCCGCTCTAAGCCTTCCCGAAAGCAAGCCCAGGAGCAAGTTCGACGGCCTGATCGGGCAGCCAGAATTATCGCCTTCATCGAAGCACTGACAGTCCCCTCTGGCGAAGGTCAAGGAGGCCCGTTCAAGCTTCGGGAATGGCAGAAGCAATTCATCAGGGACATTTACGAGCCGCATGCTCTCACCAAGGGGCAATATAGGCGCCAGGTGCGACGGGCCATCCTCTCGATCGCCCGCAAGAACGGCAAGACGGCTCTGATCGCGGCTCTCGTGCTGGTCCATCTGATCGGACCGGAAGCCATCCTGAACGGGGAAATCTACTCCGCGGCGAACGACCGGGAGCAGGCAGGGCAGGTTTACAAGGTCGCCTCGCAGATTGTGAAGGCCGACCCCGAGCTCTCCGCGATGCTCCGGTGCGTGGACTCGACCAAGACCATTGCCTGTTACTCAAACGGTTCGTTTTACAAGGCCATTTCGGCAGAGGCAGGGACGAAGCACGGCTTGAACCCGAGCTTTGTGATCTTCGATGAGCTGGCTCAAGCGAAAGATAGGGAACTGTATGACGTTCTTGATACTTCGATGGGTGCTCGTGCGGAGCCGCTCTTTGTAACCATCTCGACGCAGAGCAACGACCCGGAGCACATCCTGTCGAAGCTCATTGACGACGGCTTAGGGTCCAAGGATCCGACCATTGTCTGCCATCTCTATGCAGTCCCAGAAGAAGCGGAGAACATTTTCGACCCGAAGGTTTGGGGTCTGGCAAATCCGGCACTTGGTGACTTTAGGTCGCTGGAGGATCTACGGGCCATCGCTGACAAAGCGCAGCGAATGCCAGCCGAGGAGCCGAAATTCCGCAATCTCTACCTCAATCAGCGCGTGGCGCCGGTCGCTTCGCTGATCTCCCGGGCCGAATGGATGGCCTGCAAGGGAGAGGCTGAGATCGAGGAGGGCGAGGAGGTCTATCTCGGTCTGGACTTGTCATCGGTGAACGACCTGACCGCCCTCGTGATGGTCAGTGCCGACGAGCCCACAAGGGTTGTGCCCTTCCTCTGGAAGCCGGAAGCCTTTCTGAAGGAGCATTCCAACCGGGACTTCGGCTCGGGCAATCATCGGTATGCCGAATGGCACAAGGAAGGGCACCTGCTCGCTACTCCCGGCCGCTCGATCGACAAGGAAGTCATCGCCAGGCACATCGCGGACCTCTGCGGGCGCTTTCGCGTCCTCGGCATGGCCTACGACCGCTGGCGCATTGACGACCTGATCAAGGAGTTCGACCGCATCGACTTCGCCTCGTTCAAGGACGGCGAGAAGGGCGACGGACTGCGAATTATCCCTTGGGGACAGGGCTTCAAGGACATGACGCCAGCCATCGACGCGATGGAACTGGCGGTTATCGACCGGAAGATGGTTCACCCCAGCAATCCGGTCCTGAACTGGAACATGGCGAACGCAGTGGCGGTCATGGACCCCGCTGGCGGGCGCAAGATCGACAAGAACAAGGCCCGTTTCCGCATCGACGGCGCGGTGGCGCTGACGATGGCGCTGGGTCTCAAGTCGAGAGACAGGCAAGAGATTGAAGGTCCGTCCGTCTACGAGACGCGCGGCATTCGGATGGTGTGAGGCTGATGGGGTTTCTTGATCTATTCCGCCGAGCACCGGAGGCTGCGGCACCTGTCCCGGCCATGCCGCGGGCGGATGCGGTCACGTTCTACTCGCTCGATGACCCGCGACTTTTAGAATACCTACGGGTTGGCACCGAGACGGCTTCGGGCGTTGCGGTTACTCCGGAACGTGCCCTGCGAAACACGTCCATGTTCCGGGCGGTGAGCCTGATCAGCAATTCCATCGGCATGCTGCCGCTGCAGGTCATCAACGAAGAGACCAAAAAGAAGGCAACCGAGCACCCGCTTTACCGGATCCTGCATCGCGAGCCGAATGGCTGGCAGACGGCCTATGACTTCCGGTCGCTCATGCAACTCCGGGCCCTGGTTCACGGAGATGCCTTCGCCCGCATCATCCGATCGCGTGATGTGCGCGTCGGCCGCGACAAGATTTCAGCGCTCGTTCCTCTCGATCCGGAACGGGTCGACGTCATTCAGAACGCCGACTGGTCGGTGGCCTACAAGTATCAGCCAACGCAGGGTGGATCCGTGGTCATCCAGGCCAACGACATGTTCCACTTGCGGGGCATGTCGTACGACGGTCTGCGGGGACTCTCTCTCGTCAAGCAGGCGGCAGAGGCGATCGGCCTCGCATTGAGCGCCGACCGGGCAGCCGGCCGGCTGTTCAAGAACGGTTCTTTTGTCGGCGGGGCCCTTACGCACCCCGGCAAGCTCTCCGATCCAGCCTTCGACCGTCTCAAGGAGAGCCTGGCCGAAAAAGAGGGCGCCGAGAACGCTGGCAAGAACCTCATCCTCGAGGAGGGGATGGAGTACAAGCAGTTTTCCCCGTCTGCTCGCGATGCTCAGATGACTGAGCTGCGCAAGATGCAGGTTGAGGAGATCGCCCGCGTGACCGGCGTTCCGCGCCCGCTCCTGATGGTCGATGAGACCAGCTGGGGCTCTGGCATCGAGGCGCTCGGGCAGTTTTTCGTGCAGTACGCGCTCAATCCCTGGTTTGAGGCATGGCAACAGGCGACTGAACGGTCGCTTTTGGTCGGCGCAGAGAAAGACGCCCTATCGATCAAGTTCAATGCCGGGGCCCTCCTGCGCGGATCGACCAAGGATCAGGCCGAGTTCTTCGCAAAAGCCCTCGGATCGGGCGGCGCCCCGGGCTTCCTGTCTCAGAACGAGGTCCGCGAGATCATCGATTACCCCTCAGTCCCGAACGGCGATGAGGTTAGCAAGGGCGCAATGAACCCGAGCGCACCCGCACCGGCCGACGATGGAGAAACGAATGCTTAAGTCGCGCAATCTTCGCGTTTTCGCCAAGGCTCGCCCCGGCGCGATGCCGCTTCCTGCTCGTCGGGATGTCTCGGCGCTCACCAAGCCGCAGGTCTTCGACCGCTGGTCGGAGGACGCGGCCGGCATTCGGGCCCTGGCCGGTGGCGATAACGTCATCACCATGTTTGAGACAATTGGTGAGGATTATTGGAGTGGCGGCGGTGTTACGGCCAAGAGGGTCGCGTCCCAGCTTCGTGCCATCGGTGACCGCCCGGTCGAAGTGCACATCAATTCGCCTGGCGGCGACATGTTCGAAGGGATCGCGGTCTACAAC